GTTCTTTTGTTAATAATTTCATGCGGGTGAAATAACTATTTATATTATGTCTTGATATTTAATAACTGTAAATAGCTATGCAAAGATTGCTACAATTACATAGTATTAGAGCTATTGACAGCTACTTATATAGATTTACAGCGTATAATATATATATAACCCGCAAGTTATTCAATGAAACTAACTCAGCAACAACAAGACTTTAATCTTAAAGTCAAAAAGCTTAAAGCTAACGCTCAAAAAGTTCAAGATTTAGTTGCTCATTATGAGGAACTACAAAATGTAAAAACTCATTGGGGATTCAATGGCGATTTAGGTCGTATCAATGAATTATTCAATGAGATTTTTAATGAGGAAGAATAATGAACTTTACTACTGAAGAATTAGAACACCTTTGTTTTGTTACTAGAGTTGATTTAAATGGCACTAAATCAAGTTTAGAAGAAGCAAAACATTGCATAAAAGTTTGTAAAAAACAAAAAGAAGAACAATGGCTTATAAATGAGCACACTTCTTTTAGAGATTACTTAAAGATAAGAGTTAAAAAAGAACAAGCTTTATTAACTAAATTAGAAAACCAATTTTTTTCACAAGGAGGATCTTTCGAATGAACTACAACACTGATGTTCACTGTCTTACTTTTCCATCAACTAAAAAGTTAAGAGACTTAGCTAAAGCAACACTCGAAGCTAAAGAATTTAAAGTTGCTTATGAAGATAAGTACACTAACAAAAAATCTTTTTGGCTAGTTAAAGATGAAGGAATATATGTAATGAGTTGTTATAAAGGTGAAAAATTTATAGTAGCTTTTGCAAAAGGATATAATCCTAAAACTTTAGATAGAAATGAAGTTTGGCATAAAGCAAATGAAGTAAGTAGAGATGATTTTGCTGAAAATATTCCTTTAAATGAAACTATGCTTAAAAATTTAATTAAAGGACAAAACTTACACATTCATATGAATGATGAAGAAATTAAAACTATGGTTTGGGGTTAACTAATGAAAAAAATTAATTTAAAAGAAGAAGTACTTCTTGATTTACGTGAGTTATTAAAACTCAATATAAATACTAAAAAAGCTA